GTGAAAAGTGTTTGTTCAGTTCATACTGGGTTCGGGGCTTTCTTTTCGCTAAAGCTAACCGCTGTAGGTATGAGTGAGGGCATTTCAGTGCTAGTGAAGTAGCCGTGGGGGATTCGTTTTAGAAGAGAATTAACGCTTCGATGTGGTTGTGATCCAGTAACTTCATCTAACATGGGTATTTTTGCGCTGTTACATGCGGAATGAACTTGTGTTTATTGGGAGACAGTACGGGTGAGTAGTGCCATTCGTTCGTCATAGGATTGTGGATACAGAAACGTGGGGCCGAGTTCTGCGAGGAATCCGTTGAGGATAGAAAGGTGCTTCTCAAATTGCTCTTTAGGATGCAAGGCCCATTCGTGGAGGGCGTTGTGGCAATTCTGTTTAAACTGTTCGTTATAGGACATTCCATTCTTGGGTTTCATAATCCATTGGGGCATGGATTCGAGAGTGATAGGGTCGAGAGGAGCAAGGGCTACTCCGGATGTTAGTTTGAAAGGGCGTTTGAAGAAAACTGTGGAGTCTGGTTCGTCAAACGGAAGAGTTACTTCGCCTTTGGTGCTGGAGGTGTGAGTGTGGTTAAAAATTTCTTTGGCTAGTTTGGATACTACTAAGCCGTTAAAGATATCTTTTGAGGAGTTGTCTGTGGAGAGAACTGAATCATCACCTCCAACCTTCATGGCGTTGTGCTCATCAAACGGTTCATTGGAGACTTGTTTCCAGATTCGACGGTGTTTCACTGAATTACCCATGCTGTTGAAGATCGTAGTTACATACGCTCCTGAAGGCATGTTAATTCGGATTATGATGAGAGTTCGAATAACGTAACGGCCATACAAGGTGCTGTAGGTGACTGTTACGAAACAGTAATACTCGAAGGAGTATAAGGGGATGCGGAGGAAGTGGTGGATGGCACAGAGAAAGCCGGGACAAAATTTTTGGACGAAAAAGTTGATATCCCAACCATCTATGTCGTGAGACCAAAAATTGTTGCCGAATGAGGAAAGTATGGAGAACATACGGGTCCAGTCAGAAGAATAGGGATTTGCTGTAACGCAGATGTCGTGGTCGACACCCTTTTCTATAGTGGAGATGACTAGACCCATTACCATTCGGCAAAAGATGAGGTGGTGGATGGAGCCCATGGCAAAGCCTCGGGTGTAACCTTTAACTACTCTTTCAAGTGGGCGGAGTTCGTCTTTAAGACAGTAGAGAAAGTAGGCGGGGGTTACAAGGCCGAGTTTGGCATGGTAAAATGTCATGTAGATTGCGGTTTGCAGGTCCGGATGGACCCACAAGCCGGGGGTGGTTCGATCTACAAACATATCAGATGAGGGGTAAGTCCCGAGGACGAAAGGACTTACGTTGGTGTAAGGTGAGTCTCGAATAATGAGGTCACCTCGAGTATAGTGGTATTGTGCGAATGGGTGACCGGCACAAGTATCAAGCGCTATTCCATGGAAATTTCCGAGGTGAGGTATTCCATTGATAGCTTCTTCGAGAGTGAGGATTCGATATTCGAAGCCGTCAAAGTATTTGGTAAAGATTCCTTTCCAGAGGTCGGGGGAACAGAGATCTAAGCCAAAATACATTCGGCGGCCTTTTTCCTTGCGAAAGGAGAGTGAGAGTGGGTCAATGTCGCTTCCGC